GCGAATTGCCTTTTGTGCAGATTGCGCCTAACCCGCTGTACGACTACTTCTGGGGCGGCTCTGAAGTGCAGCGTCTGGTGTACCTCCAGCAGCTACGCAACAAACGCATGTCTGAGATTCTTGACCTGCTCAGCAAACAAGTCTCTCCCCCTACCGCACTCATTGGCTTTACCGGCATTCTTGACGAAAAGAACTTTGCACTCAATCGTGCTGGTGGCTTGCTTGCAACCGACATGCCAAACGCCAAGGTTGAAAAGTTGGCTCCAACTATCCCGCCAGATTTGTTCCGCGAGATTGGTGAGATTGATTCCATGTTTGAAGAGGCATCCGGCATTGTCTCTGTGTTGCAGGGCAAGGGCGAGTCTGGTGTTCGCTCTTCTGGTCACGCTTCACAACTGGCTCGCTTGGGTTCATCACGGGCCAAGAAACGTGCGCTGGTTATTGAAGATAGCCTAGAAAAGTTGGCAACGCTGTACTTGAAAGCGATGCAAATATACGATAACACGCACTTCACTGACATCAATAAAAACAAGTTCATTGCTGAGCAGTTCACCAAAGATTATGTGGTGAAAGTGGACGCTCACTCCAACTCGCCTATCTTCATGGAAGACCTGCGCCAGCTTGCATTTAACTTGTTTAAAGCCCAAGTTATTGACAAAGAATCATTGCTTGACTTGCTTGAGCCGCCTATGAAACAATTGCTCAAAGACCGTCTGAAAAAGATGGAAGAAAAGCAAGAGAAACAACAAGCGCAACAAGCTGAACAAAAGCAAGCTGCACAGGAAAAACCCAAGGGGAAACCCGATCTTAAACAGGTGGGATGATGGCAAACGTCAAAAATGCAACACCCAAAGCTGACCAGCCAAAAGTCAGCACAAAAGAACTTTCTCGCGGTGAGCAAACACCGAACTTGACATACCGCCAAACAGGGTATAAAACCTCAGGTGGGCGCAGTCAACGGGACTATGCTCGCAAGTAACTCTGGAGTTAAACATGTACAAATCAAAGCGCGGTCGTAAGACTCGTCGGTAATTCCCCCCCAGGAATCGGGTGTGGCTTCCTTCCCGTCAAAAGGTCGCCGCCTTCTAACCATGGAGAAGACTATGCGTAAAGCTCGTAAAGGTCGTAAGAGCCGCAAGTAATTAGACGGGGGCAACCCCGTTTAATTGCGGTTTGACCGTTAAAATTCTTTGGAGGGCTGAATTAAAATGCCCTTCACCTGTTGACAAGGTGTTTGTAAGTGGTTACAAACACACAAAAGGAGTTTTTATGGCTGTTCCGCAAGACAAACTGATGGAGTTGATGCGTAACCCCCGTTCAGGTGGTGGTGGCGCTCCTTCCGGTATTTCTATGCCAAGTAACACCCCAGGCGGTATGCTAGGCGCAACCCCTGCTGGCCCAGGCGCAATGTCAGACGCCGAAACTCCCCCGATGGCATCTCCGATGTCCACTCCTGAACCCAAGATGGGCAGCAAAGAAGCCGCCATGATTAACTTGGGCATGGCGATGGACTTGATTGAACAATCTCTCCCTGCTCTTGGTTCTGAAAGCGATGAAGGCCAGAAAGCTCTTGCCGCTATTCGCTCACTCACTGGTGTGATGGGGCCACGCAAGAACAAGACAAACGAACTTCAGCAATCTGAAATTCTCCAGATGCTCCAGACCCTTCCTCAAGCCGGTGGTGCATCCCCTGAGGGCAAGGCTATGTCACAAGCACCGATTCCTGGTATGCCTCCGCAAGGCGGCGCACCAACTCCTCCCCCAATGTAAGGAACTATCATGGACTTGTTCAAACCACGCGGCGCTGCCGCCCCACGCCGCCCTACTGACAACAATCAGCAAAACGGTGTTATTGTTAACACACCACGCTTTTCTCAACTTGGCGGCTTGAGTGCCCCGAACAAAGTTGGCAAAGCTGGTATGGCTGTGCAAAAGCCTGGTGACGGCAAAAAAGTCATCTAACACAGACAAAGAGGGTAATCTATGTCACTTGAAAACGTATCACTTGAAGCCCGTGATGAGCTGGCGGCACTCGCTCAGCAACTTGCGGAAAATCCAGCCACTCGCAAACAGTTCTTGCGGATGACCAAACAGGTCAAACCAGATCTGCCTATTCCTGAACTTGACATGGAAGACTACACACACAATGCTGTGAACAAGTCTGAAATGCGTGTGCAAGCCTTGGAAGCAAAATTGCGTGAGCGTGATGCGGTTGAAGAGCTTCAAAAGCGCCGTCAATCCCTGATGAAAAAGGGTTTGATTGCCAACGAGAGCGAAGTAAGTGACGTAGAAAAAATTATGCTGGAGCGTGGGATTACAAACCACGAGACAGCAGCAGAGTTTCACCAGTGGATGAAACAGGCAGCAGAGCCAACTCCTTCCGGATACAACCCCTCCGCAGTCAAGCAATTTGACTTGGGCAAGTATTGGAAGAATCCGGCTGGCGCTGCCCGTGATGAAGCGGCGAATGCACTCAGGGACTTGCGTAAACCGCAGCGTCCTATTGGGTTGTAAGAGGGTATTGGCGAGAATGAAAATTCTCTTTTTTACACGTTCGTAAGGAGGCCTTATGGCTATTGGCGGCGGCATCCTACCAGCTACAGGGTCATCTCAGTTTAATGAACTGACCTACGTAACTCGTAGAGCTTTTATCCCCAAGCTGGTTGTCCAGCTTTATAACTCGACACCTTTGATGGCAGCACTGATTGCAAACAGTCAGCAAGCCAGCGGCGGTGTTTCTTCTGTAACCGTTCCTGTCCAAGGCGCACAGTTTGTGAACGCTCAATGGTCTGACTACAGCGGCTCGTTCGCTCAGCCGTCAGTCCAGCAAGGTGCTTACAACGCTGAATTCGACCTGAAACTGATGATTTCTCCCGTGCCGTTCCTCGGTATGGAAGGCGCAGTTCAGCAAGATGCCGCCATTATCCCGTTGATTGAAGCTCGTATGAACGATGCGACCAACGTGATGATGGATGCAATGGCAACTGCCTTGTACAACAACACAACCAACACTCAACAATTCATCGGCTTGCCTGGTGCTGTTGACGATGGCACAACCTTGGCTACCTACGGTAACATCAACCGTAGCACCTACACATGGTGGAAGTCCAAACAGTATGCCGCTGGTGGTGTCAACCCAACTCGTCAAAACATCTTGCAATACATCTCCGGTACTGTGAAAAACGGTGCAGAGATGCCTTCATTCGGTGTTTGCGGCTTTGGTACATGGACATTGTTGGCTCAAGACTTTGTTGGTCAAGAACAATATGTCATCACACCTGGCTCCGGTTTTGATTCCGACAGCAACGGCCCTCAAGCTGCATTCCGCGCTTTGATGGTTGCTGGTGTTCCAATCTATCCAGACCCATATTGCCCAGAAGGTACTGTGTACTTCCTGAACACCAACTACCTGTCGCTCTACATCCATGAGCAAGGTTCGTTTGTGTTTACTGGCTTTGAGTCCACACTTCCTAACTGGCAAATTGGCTACGTTGGTGCTGTTTTGATGATTGCCGAATTGGTAAACGTCAAGCCAAAAGCAATGTCCAAGGTGACGGGTTACAACTACCTCTCACTGTAAGGAGTTAAATCATGTCATTATCAGCAAATAAAATCCTACTGGCGAATGCCGCAACCAACACCCCAGGTGCGTACATCCAGACGCAATCCCTGGGCAATGCTACCGCTACCATTCCGGCTGGCTGGTATCAAATGTTGGCTACTGCTAACGTCACGATTGAGATGAACACATCTAACAACATTGCCTCCCCAACATGGGTGGTTTCGTTGGCTAACAACACTAGCGGTGTGATTATTTCTGACGGCGTTAACTTCCGTGCAAACGTCTTGTCTGGTACTCCTACCATCACGTTGTACGCTACCAACGGCGGTCAAAACGCCAGCGGTACTTACAACTCTTGATAGGGGCACACCATGAACGCGAATAATGTAGGCGCACGTTACCCTGATAGTTTTGGCAACTTTGCCCTTTCCAATGCACAGCCTGTTTACATGGGCGCTACTGGAAATGCTGTTACCACGCTGTCTACAGTTGGCTCAACTTACATCGTTCGCCGTGTGACCGTTGCAAATGCAAGCGGAAGTGTTGCTCTCGCAAACGTGACTATTCTTACCAGCAATGATGGGAATACAAGCAATGCAGTGACCAATGCTGCTGCTCTTACTACTGTTACAAGTTCTACTAAATTCCAAGACTTAGCCCTGTCAACAGCGGCAGGGACTACGGTTTATAGTGGCGCTTTGTATGTGTATGTTGGAACAGCAGCAGCAGCTAACAACTCTGTTGAAATTACGGTTTACGGTGACGTTGTAACACTATGAGTGCAGTTATCTATGTAACCAATCGTGGCGACACCAAACTCCGTGATGGATATGTTGGCACGTTCTACGACTTCCCTAAAGATGTAACGGTTGAAATTCCGTTAGAAGCCGCAAGGCACATCTTTGGTTACATGGCATCAGACAAGATTCCGCACCTGACTCGTTTGGGTTGGGCGCGGAGTTTTGCAGAAATTGACAAAGGATTTGAGAAGTTGGCAGAGTTTGAAATCTCTGAACAGCCTCCCGAAAAGAACCGTTCGTTACCCTCGGCGGTTGGCGTAGTAGCTCTGCGGATTGAAAAATCCCCAGAGCGAAAGTCCACCCAAAGGGCCGCTTAACATGGACGCCAAATGGCAACACTCTCTTCCTACATCACGGAAGTTCAGCGACTCTTGCATGACGCAAACGCTGTCTTCTGGTCTACCTCGGAATTAACGGACTACATTAACGAAGCCCGTGAACGAGTAGTAAGAGATACTGGTTGCCTTCGCACTTTACAAGTAACATCTACGCCCATTTCCAACACAGGAGTTGTGGCAATACCGTGGTCTAACGGTTTGGTTGTTACTGCTGGACAGTTTGTTTTCTCAAACGTGTTCATTTACCAGGTCATAACTGGTGGAATTCTTGCAACAGACTCTGCGCCTTACCCTTCTTCTGGTAACGCATTTCCTCCTTCTGGCACGTTTACCAACGGCACAGCCACCCTGCAATACTCAAGCCCTGCTGAAATTATCAGCCTGGCTGCTTTGCCTAACGGCATTCAAACGCTGGATGTCCTGAACGTCACCTTGTATTGGGGAAACAGCCGCATTCCCCTGCGTTATTTGCCGTGGAGCCAGTTCAACTCTCAACTGCGCTATTGGCAAAACTACGTAGGCCGTCCTATTTGCTTCAGCACATACGGTCAAGGACAGTTGTACATTGCGCCTGTGCCAGATCAATCCTATCCTATTGAGGTGGATACAGTTATTTTGCCCACAGCTTTGTCACTCACCAATCCAAGTGTGGTTGACAGCATTGTTGACCCCTACACCACCCCTGTTGCTTTCTACGCCGCTTACAAAGCCAAGTACAAAGAGCAGAGCTACGGTGAAGCAGAAATTTACAAACAAGAATACGCCAAGCATGTCCAGGCTGTTCTTAACTCAGTCTATACACGCCGCATTCCTGACCCCTACTCTTCCTTTTAATCATGGCAACAGCAGAACAGAAAAAATCATACGCTGTTGTCAAAGCCTTCAAGGGATTAAATACCAAGGCCAACCGCACGGCTATCGACACAGAAGAGTTTGCGTGGATTGAAAATGCCATGCCGATAGGCTCTGGCAACATCAAAATTACCCCTGCCCAGACCACTGTCAAAGATTCTGGAAATGCTGCTGTTTCTTTTGGAAACACGGTTACTTTTCTCACCTCCTCCAACTTGGGGCTGAGCGATTACATCCTGGCGTTTGAAGACAACGGTCGGGCTGAATATTTTAAGATTGACAGCGCCACCAAAGGTAACGTGGCTGTTGCAGGGACGTTTTCCAATTCTGGCGTGACTACCGCACAGTACAAAAACGAACGTATCATCATTGGTGACCCTAACAAGGGTTTGTCATCGTGGGATGGCAACAGTGTGGTGAACATTGGTTCTGTGGGCATTATTGGTATCACAAACCCAGGTTCAGGTTATTTGTCTGCCCCTAGCGTGACCATCAGCGCCCCCAATGACGCTAACGGTGTACAAGCCACGGCTGTTTGCACCATCACAACAGGGGCTGGTGGGCTTGCCAGTATCAACGTAACTGCGGGTGGAACCGGTTATACCGCTGTACCAGGTGTAATTATTGGCGCACCTAACGTAGAAGGTGGTCAACAAGCGCAAGCAGTAGCAACTATCTCTGGTGGTCTTGTTGTTGCTGTGTCAATTACTGTTGCAGGTTCAGGCTATACCTCTGTTCCGTCTGTCAGCTTTTCTTCTGGCGCAGCAGCCGCTACCGCTGTACTTACAACGGGACAGGTCAACACTGTTACTCTCACAAATGCAGGTACAGGTTACACATCTCAACCTACAGTGACCATCTCAGCCCCGCCAAGCGGGACAACTGCCACTGCAATTGCCTCCTACAACACCTTTGCCACCGGCACACTGTCGGTTTTGGTGACTAACGGAGGCACAGGGTACGGTGCAAGTGGCTCATTCTCGGTGAGCTTTGCTGGTGGTGCAGGTGGATCTGGCGCAGCAGGTAAAGCAATTGTCAGTGGCGGCGCTGTTATCTCCGTCATCATGACCAACCCTGGCAGTGGCTACACATCTGCCCCCACTGTGAGCTTTTCAGCAGGTAGCGGCACAGGGGCAACCGGCACGGTTGTTCTCAACAGTGACTCCATCGTGGACGTAGCCACGTTTTCAGGCCGTGTTTGGGTTGCGGCAGGGCGTACTGTTTACTACAGCGCCGCAGGGTCTTACAGCGACTTTACAAGCGTTTCAGCAGGGTCTTTCACCATCACTGACTCCACTCTGCACGGCAACATTCAAGCCTTGCTGTCTGCCAACAACTTTTTGTACATCTACGGCGATGACAGCATCAACGTATTCTCAGATTTACGGGTGTCTAGTGCAGGGTTAACCCTATTCACCAACACCAACGTAAGCGCCAGCGTGGGTTCAAAACGCTCTTTTGCCATATTCCCGTACTTCCGTTCTGTGCTGTTTATGAACGACTACGGTATGTACGCTCTTGTTGGATCTACCACCAGCAAAATATCTGACCAGCTTGACGGAATCTTTCCGTACATAGATTTCACCAAACCCGTGACGGGTGGACAAGTTTTGCTCAACAGCATTCTGTGCGCTGCGTTCTCGTTCACCTACAACGACCCGTTATCCAGCCCCAGACAGATACAGTGCATCTTTTTTGACAAGAAATGGTTTGTCACCAGCCAGGGAAACATCACTTACATGACTTCTGTGCCTGTTGGTGGTTTGATTACGATGTATGGCGTTACTGGAACTGCCCTCTACAAGATGTATTCCAGCTCTACAGCGTCCATCAACAGCACCATCAGAACGGCTCTGATGCCTATGGGTGACCCCATCCGTACTAAGCAAGCCCTGAAGTTTGGTATTGAGGCCACGCTGACGCAAGGTGCAGTGTTGACGGTGACGGTGGACAGTGAATCTGGTTCTAGCCCTGCCTACACGTTAAACAACGCTGTCACGTGGGTGAATAACTATGGCTCTACACTGACCTGGTTAAATAATTCCAGCGCAACTATTGGCTGGTTGACGGCTTCCGGATATGCTCTGTACAAGTCAGACGCACAGCAATACGGCAAGTATTTAGGTCTGACAATGACATCATCAGACCC